ATATAATTTAGTGAATTTGGCCATGTCGGAAGCAACTAACAATTTACCTGTAGCGACCATTTCTTTTTCTTGTCCATCTGTTGGATCCACATAGTAGTTATCATATGTAAATACGTTACATTGAATTTGACCTCCCATGAAGCCAACATAAACAGCACCTTCGGCCATTTGTTCAAACTGTAAAAGGCCCATTTCTGTACGACGATTATCAAACAATGCCAAGATTTTTTTATCAGAAAGCATTACTTCTAATGTTTCGGAGTTCATGACCAACGTATTCGGATTAAAGCCAGATGCTTTCAAGCATTTCTTTTTCCATTTAATGATGTTGGCCACAATTTCTGCAGCAGATTGGCCCCAGCGTGCGTTACCAGATAGTGTTTCTTTGTTCGTAAAGTTGAAGTCTACGACATCGTCAATACCTTCGCCTTTAATATGAGCTTGGCCATTGAACAACACATCAGCCGCCATAACTTCTTGAGAACGCACCAAGTTGTCCTTTAATTCTTGCGTATCTTGCGCTAAGAGTTGGATTGCACGTTCTTCTGGAGATACCGTTCCGGCAAATGGCTGTTCGCCTGCTAAACGGGCCTTAATATCGTTTTCAGTGATAGCACGTTTTTCTTTCTTTTGCGCAGGTTTGTAAGTAGTAGTTGTTACACCTGTACGTTGAGATAAAGGCGCTGTAGAGTTTGGCGCTACCCAAGGCGTAATAGTACGACGACCTTTTACAATGTCAAAAGAAACGGTTTCTGTTAAGAATGTTTTTGTATCTTTGAAAAATAAGTCTTTCAAAAAGGATGGCACATCGGGAGTACGACGAACCACCGCAGCTAGTGTTTGAGGTGTGTAAATATTATCCATGTGTCCTCCTTATTATCGGAAATAAATATTGCGAGCTTCAGCTTTTGCTGTAAAGTCTTCCGCTTTTTTGCCAGAGGCAAATACTAAATTAGCTGTAGCGAATTCACCAGTTACTGCGATTTCTGCTACTACATCGCCTTTCGTAGCATCGATGTCAGCTAATGCTACACCGTATACGTCAGTATCTGCACGTTTAGCTTTTTTAGATGTAGCCTCAAATTCTAATACGGTGCCCGCTTTAATAACTGCGGCATCTTGACCGATTGTTACTTTCTTTGTAACGACTGGCATTTGTGTGCCAGCAATTAGAGGTTTATACTCTAACTTTTGTTCTTCCACGTATGGCATATTATCTGCCCTCCTTATTTCTTATTGCGTGCTTTCATTACACGATCAACAATTTGCATTGTTTTTTCGGAATCGTCGATATCCTCGTCAAGCACTTGACCAGGGATTGTATCAACTGTATTAGATGCATTGTTAGCATCTTGCATTAGTTGTTGTAATTGATTGGTTGGTTGTTCAGGTTGTGGCGTGTTGAGTAATTCAACAGCTACATCTTGAACCGTAGCGTATGTTTCATATTTAGCCCGATTAATTACTTCTGCTCGTGCTTCGTTATTAATCCCGTCAAGGGCTTGTAATCGTGCACGTTCTGCAGCAACGCCTGCGTTAAATACTTCGTCATATACTTCCGCATAGTCTGTACGCAACAATTCAGCAGTTACTTCCATTGGCTCTTCTCCTTTCTCTTCATATTTATCAACAGGCAGCCCTTTGAGTGCATCCATACTCATCGGTAAGCCATTGACAATTAAGTCAGTGCCTTTACGGCAAGCAACCATTTGTAAGGATTCATCTACACTTGTGCAGAACCCTTTCTCCAATGCTTCCCTTGCTGTTAACCAAGTTTCGTCATCCATCATGGTTGCGATTTCTTCACGAGTTAACCCAGTGCGGGCTTCGTAAATATCGATAAGGTTTTCTTTTGTTTTACGCAATGATTCTGCGGCTTTTTCAAAATCATCTGCTTCACCAAATGCATATGAACTAGGGTTGTGAATCATCATTTCACTGCCTAGTGCCATATGGATTTCATCGCCAGCCATCGAGATAATAGAAGCGATGGATGCAGCCAAGCCTTCGATGATAACAGATTTCTTATTTTGCAAGGCACGCAATCTGTTGTAAATTGTCACACCCGCAGATACTTCGCCGCCTACAGAGTTAACATGTAGAACAATATTTTGAGACGGATCTAATCCTTGGAGTTGTGATAGTACGTTAGAAACGCCAGTATCTTCGCCCCAATAGTCAACCCCATTCTTGACTACGCCGTAAATATCGACGTCAATCGTCTCCGCTTCCTGAATCAGATTTAGCGGAGTTCGAATTTTGAACTGAAATTTGTTGTCCTTGTTCATTCAACAAGCCTCCTTCATCCATAGATTGGTGTTCACGAATACGTTGTGGTAAGATTTCATTTTCGTAGTCCATGCCTGTAAGCTCTGCTGCTTCTTTAGCACGAGTACTAAACGCATTCTTAACACGAATTTCTGCTGCAGTAGCTTCCTTCTCAGGGTCTAATTGACCTTGCGAAGGTCCGTACCACTCTGCCCCTAACCAAGCTTCTCGAATAATTGGGTCGTCGAAGAAACCTGGTGCATCAATGCGACCTAATAGAATGGCCATTGTAAGCCACTCTTCGTAGATAGGATTGCAAAATTGAGTGATAAATTCAGCACGTTGCATTTCAACAGACTTCCAATATTCGAGTAACGCCGCCCTTGATGCGGAGTAACTTTGGCCAAAGTGCTTAACTAAAATCTCATAAGGGATTTCTAGCGCTGCGCCTACGTGGCTAATGAGTGAGGACGTAAAGTCTGCAAAGCTCGAAGGTATTGGCGTTTTTTCAGCCACATTTACTTTTTCGCCAGGCGCCAATACATTTACAGTACCGTTGCCTAATTCGATTGTTTCGTCGTTTTCAGCATCCACTTGATCGTCTTCATCAATAGCAGTTCCTAGTGACATGTCATCTGGTGCTTCCGATTCAATAAAGATGGCCATCAAGGCATTAACTAATACCTTCATAACCTCCGCATCATTGTACCGACTAAGCACTTTCAAGTCCTCAATTACTGGAGACAATATTGGGATACCACGCAACTGGCCGCTTCGCTCAATCGTCATAACCTGGATGATATTCCGTCGCCCAGTTTGTGCTCCATACTTCGGGATATAGGTGTAGTCATGATCATCGTTAAAAGCGTTGTATAACTTATTCAGCACATAGAAACCAACGGCCGCGCCGTATTTATTAAACTTAACGCCGTGAATTACATCGTTATTCTCGTCTTCTTCTCGCCCCATATATTTAGGCGGAGAAGCAACAAGAATTGATTCGACAATCTGCAATCGTAAAGGATACGGATTCTTATCTGTTCGATTAAACAACAGCGGTAAATTTACAAATGCATCGCCGTACAACAGTTTTTCATAATACGCTAGAGCCTGAATTCCGTAGAAATCAGTCTGTTCGCGTGCGTCGCAGTGCTTGGCCCACATTGCAAATTCACGTTCGGTCTTACGCTCCCATGCGTTCTTTTCTTCGAACGTCAGCCCCAATTCCTCATATCGGATATTAGCTTTAAATCGTAGCCCTGGGCCAATAACATTGGTTTTATTCGTCTTCAGTGCGCCAGCTGCAATTGGTGTACCTTGTTGAAGGTCTACAGACCTTGCCCGCAGCATTCTAAAGTTAGCGTCGATATCATGCCTTGCATCTTGAGAGTTAACCAGGTACCCTTTGGCGCTAGACTTAAAACTATTAGCGCCATGATTGGAATAGCCTGAGTTTGTTTTACTCCCAGAATACTGCGTTGCTTTGTGCCTGCCTGCTGCAGTTTTCATAAACTGCTTCTTTCGTTTACTCATATATCACGCGGAATGACACGATATGCACGACGGCGAGGTCTATTCTCGAGCCTTGCTACTTCATTACGCCAAAAGTTGATGCGGTCTTTCACCTCTTGCACATTCGCACGAGTTAACCGACGATTACCTATGGTGTATTCTTTGCCCGTTGCCAATGCTAAATCCGCCTCTAGCCACGCCTGTAAATGCTCTTTTGCCTCATATATTGTCCATTCTGCCATCCTTTCACCTCCTTTCACGCATTAAAAAAGCGCCCTATACGAGCGCTTAACTTGTGCCACTCATGGAGTCCACCACGTGGCACAGTCACTATATTTTGATTCCTCCACCTCTAACACGTCGTCTCGTTCGTTTCTTCGGTGCATCGCCCGCTTTCACTACGCGCGTCGTATTCTGATACGGCGTATACTCTTTCTTACTATTCCGTTCCTCTAACGCCTCGAAGTTCGGGTTCATAATAGCAATAGCAGCTTGATTATAATTTCTAATATCAAATGGTTCATTTCTTTTTCGCCCTGGGCGTAGCACCCATTGCTCTTTGAAATGGCCATTAACTAATTTAGACACTTTCATTTCTGCTAATAGGCCCTCGAAGTATTTCTTCCCATACCCTTTTTCATGATCTTTTGGGAAGTGGCAATACCTTGGTTGGCCTTTTTCTTGGTTCAAATCACTGTAAATTTGTTCCTTGCCTGTATCTACGCCAAGCTTAAATAATTTAGTTTTGTACTTCTTCAACTTTGTAGGCAAGCCGTCAATCAGGTCTTTACCTGCACCACCTACACCCTTAATAGGATAGACACGCTTATGCCATCTAGTTGAACAATACTTATATACCGATTGGGTCTTACTACCGCCGGAGTCAATACATGTAACGGATACACCTCTTTTTCTGCCATCGGCATAAGACCATGTACGATTTAATATAATATCGTCTAATTCTTTCCATACGGCGTCGTAAGCAGGGTCTCCATATAATCTGAAGTATTGTATACCCCAGCTCTCATAATCTTTCCCCCAGCCTACAATTTCACACTCTAAGCGGTCATCCTGTGTATCGACACCGCATGTTAAGAGTAGAACACCATCCGGCAACTCTGCGCCGTAGTCTTCTCTGCGTTCATAGAGTTCTTCAGACTGCAGTGTTTCGGTATCCTCTTCATAAGGAATACCCATTTCAGTATTGAAGAACGTCTTAACACCGGCTGTACCAAGTTTCGTTGCCGCTTCGTATTTCTCCTGGAGTTTACCCCAAGAAGCCCAAGGTGAACCAAACGCATTCATGTGAAAGCTACGGCAATTGTACTTTTTCAGGTTCTCCGGAGCTTCCGCAATCCATTTGCCCTCTCGATACAGTTTCTTCCATTCGAACTCCTCGGATAGCGTTCCGCAGTGATCACATGCCAAATAGTACTTTCCTGTATCCTCGTCTGCGTGGAATTTATCCCATGAAGGATACACGTATTCACCGCATGCTGGGCACTTAATGTGCCATACCTCTTGCGTGCCGCCTAGATACAATTTCTCTATCCGGCTTATACCTTTGGCCAATGGCGTGGATGCATACACGTGCTTTCGATTATAGAACGTATTAGTACGCTTTTCTGCCAGGCTCAATGGGTCGCCTTCCGTGCCTGCTGATGCTGGATAGCGGTCAATTTCGTCCGCCAGTAATACACGAATTGGCCTAGATGCCAAATCTGCCGGGGCATTCGCCCCTACTAATGTTAGGTAACCGCCAGGAAAGGTCTTATTCAATACCGTATTGCCACTGTCCCGAGATTTTACATCGGCCATTTTATCGTTCAGTACTTTCGTGTCACGAATAAAGGGAGCAATACGAGTTTTCGAAAATTCCTTAGCTATATCTTTTGTTGGCTGCATAAACATAATTGGCGACGGAAAGTAATCAATAAAATAACCCAACACATTTTTGATGAGCTGGGTTTTACCAATTTGCGAGCCTGTCATATATACTACTTTCTCGACGTCAGGGTCACTCACCGCATCAAGCATTTCCTTTTGATACGGCGCCCTATCGGTAGAATACTTCCCCGGTTCGGCACTATCTTCTGTGGAAAGCACCACATTGGCGTTCGCCCATTCCGAAGCCGTAAACTTTGGCGGTGGTTTTAGCACACCTGCTATCCCTTTAAATAAGTTGCACGTGTGTTTCAATCATTTTCACCTGCCTCGTCTTCATCCACGATAATGTCGTCAGATTCATCATGGAACATGTTTGGATCATATTCAGACAATTCCGTTAGACACTCGTTAACCTCGTCAAGAAGTGCATCTTGAATCGCTAACAGGTTTGTCTCCCCTAATACTTTAGGTGCTGCTTTTAACGGTAACGCCTGAAGCTTACTTTTAAAGTTATTCAACATTCGATTCATTACGGCTTTAACTGTGTTCGAGCGGTGCAATTCCCCATTCATGATTTTCAGTTTGTTTTCTTCAATCATTCGTTTAGTTCGAGTTAACAGAGTTCGTTCTGCGTCGTACCCACCTTCACGTGCTTTCTTTTCGAGTTTACTTTCGCCTGTTTTATACGCAACAAATGCTTGTACTGTTTTCGCAATGTTATACTGTCCGCGTTTTTCCTTTTCGAATATACCGTCCTCGGT